TAGGATTTCTTTTAAAAACCCGTTATACATTACCAAATATGCCATATGTGTATAATACTCCGCATGTTGATTTTGACGTTGATCATTATACTGCATTGTACTATTTAAATACCTGCGATGGCGACACTATCATTTTTAATCAAACTGAGGAAAGCGACAAGTATTCCACTAAGCATCGTAGTACTCCAGAGGCAGGCAAATTTACTATATTTGATGGTAACCACTATCATGCAAGTTCGTGTCCTAAAATGGAACCGTCAAGAATAGTGTTAACTATGAACTTTACTGCGGAGAAAATTTAATGGTACGAGCCGATCGCCCCCACATTCCTACTACTGTAATTGATAACTTTTTTGAAACTCCTAGTTTATGGAGAGACTTTGCATTAGCTCAAGAATACTATAAAGGCGAAAGAGGTACCTGGCCCGGTATAAGAACATCAATGTTAAGTGAATTAAGTTCTGAACTATATGAAATATTAGAAATTAGATTACTAGAACACTTACCTATGTTTACTGGCCTAAGTAAAGTAGAATCTACTTTTCAGCTAATAGACGAAACCTGGGGCAAGGGATGGGTACATGACGACAATCCAGAACATGACGTTGCAGGTATTATATATTTAAATAAAGATGCTCCGTTAAACACTGGAACTACTATGTACGAAGGTGCAGCTGACATTAACGGAGAGCATTATTCTAAATTGTTTCAAGAAGATGTATTAAGTACAGATCCAGAAGTAAGAAAAGGGTATGTAAAATATAGAGATGAACAACGTGCATTTTTTAAACCAGCAATAAATGTAGATTGTGTATGGAATAGATGTGTAATGTTTGATCCAAGGACTTGGCACAGTGCTGATAACTTCTTTGGTACTACTAAAGACGACACTAGATTAACATTAGTATTTTTTGGGAACACATAATGACAATTGACATAAACACTATCAATAATAATGCACGAAATAGTGCAGAGCTTATTGCTAAGAACGACTTAAAAAATAGAAGAAAAACAAAGTTTTTACCTACTAAGATAATTGATAACTTCTTTGAAAGTCCTAGTTTGTGGAGAAACTTAGCATTGTCGCAGCATTACGAAGTTGCTGGAGAAAACCCTAGTACATATCCAGGAAAGCGAAGTCCTTTTTTAAATCAAATTGACGTTGAGTCGTTTGAACTACTAGCTAGAGGACTACTAAAGCATTTACCTATGTTTCGAGGATTTAATGATTTGTGGGCAAACTTTCATTTAATTGATAGCAGCTATGGTAGTGGATGGGTACATGACGATGATCCTACGCTATCTGTATCTGGGTTAATATATTTAAATCCTAATCCAGCCACTAATAGCGGCACAACAATATATAACGATCGACACGATGCTCAGGCTAACAAATATAATGATAAGTTTAAACAAGACATATTGTATGCTACGCCCGAAGACAGAGCAAATATAAGCAAGTACAGAGAAGAGCATCGATCTTACTTTACGCCTAATACTGTCATTGAAAATGTATATAATAGATGTGTAATATTTGATCCAAAGGTTTGGCATTCTCCTAATGAGTTTTTTGGCTCAGCAGACGATAGTGCTAGATTAACATTAGTATTTTTTGCAAGGGGCGGATAATGGACGATATTATTGAAATTAGAAATGTAGTATCGCTAGGATATCAAGACTTTATACATGAGAAAGTTACTAGCTTACAGTTTCCTTGGTATTTTAATACTAACCTAGTTACCCCCGAAGCAACATTAAAAGATGAAGCAAATATTCAAGGGTTTAATCACTTTCTTTTTGAAGAACAAAAACAGGTGTCGCCAACATTTGATTCTATATACCCGTTGTATCTAAGTATAGTAGATCAATTAAAGGGTACAGATATTAAATTTAACCTACTTGAAAGGATGCGTTTTAATTTAACTTATGCAAATCCATTGTCAACGCTTCCTTGGCATATGCCGCACATTGATAGTATGTATCCGCACTATAATGCAATTTATTATGTAAATGATAGCGACGGAGATACTGTTATTTTTAATGAAACAAATGAAGATTATAGTGAAGACTTTGATGTAATGAAAGAAAACAAATTTACTGTTAAACAGAGAATAACTCCTGAAAAGGGAAAGGTAGTTGTATTTCCTGGACATTATTATCATGCAAGTTCATTTGCTAAAAACAGTAATTATAGATGCGTACTAAACATTAATCTAGGAAAAGTTTTTTAATGGACTATAAAGTATATAAATCACAAACAGTAATTGATCATCAATCGTTAATGATTAATGACTTAAATATAGCACAGGCTTATGTAAAAGAACACTTACCGGTAACTGACTTAACTTGGAATTATAGGTATTATAATATATTTGCAGTTACATCACCTTCGCCTACTTTCTTTAATTTATTTAAAGAAGTGTGTAATATTATTAGAGAACATGTAGGCGATGATAGACCATTATGGATGCAAAGTTGGTTAAATCGACATTTGCATAACGAAGTATTAGATTGGCACGGGCATGATTTTCCGTGGCATGGATATGTTTGTATAGATCCCAAAGATAGCACAACGCTATTTGAAGGATATAATATTAATAACGAAGTAGGAAATATATACATTGGCCCTGGACATAGACAACATAAAGTGGAATCACTTTCTGCTTTTGAAGGACATCGATTAACTTTAGGATTTGATATACACGATGAACCAGGAACACCGTATGATCAATTTGGAATGGTACCAGTATTATGATTAATGAATTAGACTCAAAAGATTTTGCAATAGTATTGCGCAACGTAGTTAGCAAAGAGATATGTAAGTTTGCTAGTGCAGAATTTAGAATGGTATCAACTTGTGTAGATCTAATAGATGGAGGTGATGAGGTAGGTAAAGAAATTGGACTTACTGAAAGTTTTTCAATATATTCTCCAATATTTACAGAAACACTATCATTGCTAATACAGCCGCATATTGAAGAAGCTGTTGGTAAGAAACTGTTGCCTACATACTCGTATGGAAGAATATATAGAACTAATGCGAGGCTAGATCCGCATTTAGATCGTAGTAGTTCTGAATATACAATATCGTTATGTTTAGAAAATGATCCAGTACACGATGATTGGCAATTAGTAGTAAAACATAAAGATAAAACTCTTGAATATGTATCTTTAGGAGTAGGAGATGTATTAATTTATCCAGGAAGGGATCTTAACCACTGGCGCGAAGGTGCATTTAAAGGTACAGAACAAATACAAGCATTTATACAATATGTCGATGCTGCTGGGCAGAGTAGAGACCTAAAGTGGGACGGCAGACCAGCAATGGGAATGCCTTGGGAAACTGCTAATCAATTAGTACATGATAACTTAGCCACACAAATGAAAACTATGAAAAATGCTAACGGTGAAGCCGGTCTCGAAGATCAACTACCGTCAGTACTAGACGTAATAGCGGGTATTAATAATGACAGAACCTAAAACACATTCAATGTTTCCAGTTGAAGTATTAGAGTACCAGCAAACTGGAAAAACATACGATGGCATTATTGAGTTACTAAGAAACGAAGCGTTTAAAGAGCATGAAGCATATTCTTCGTTAGCCAATATACACACAATTCCGCATTATAACGAACCATTTGAATTTATAAACGAATGTTTAGAAGACGTTAGAACTAGGTATAGTTATGATTGTGAGAAATTTGAAATATCGTCTTCTTGGTGTAATATGTCAAAACCAAACAGTGGAATGAATCATAAATTTCATAGACATTCTATGAGTTATCTTAGCGGAATCTTTTATATGACCGAAGGTGCGCCTGTTGGATTTGAAGATCCAGTAATGCCAAGAACTATGAATCAATTAGAAGTTCTTAGAACCGACGGGTATGCCCCGTTTGAATATATTGCACCAATGCCGGGCAAACTATTATTATTTCCGAGCTGGTTGTATCATTGGACTAAGCCGCATATTGATAATTTTGAAAGATGGAATATTTCTTTTAATGTGTTACCAACAGGTAAGATTAACTATAATGTGGGAACAGATTCTACAGCAAATATAGAATTAAAAAACTAATGAAAAAGATAAAATTAGATATGCCTGTTGTAATATCACAATTAAAGGATCATACTAAAATAAAAGCTGATGTACTTGCACTAATCAATTCCGAAGTAAGTGGGGAACAAATAGTAGAGGGAGATACTTTAGATATTAGTAATTGTGATTATAAAATGTCAGATAAGGACCGATCTTGGACTGAATTAATACAGCCGTATATACTAGAGAATATGACTCATGTATGCAAAGACCTAGGGTATGATGCATTTAAGATATATAACATTTGGTTTCAGCAATATAATGAAGGAAGCACACATGGCTGGCACATACATACGCAGTGCCAATGGTCTAATGTTTACTACTTAGATATGCCAGAAGGTTCTCCACAAACACAATTAATAAATCCGTGGAATCAAACAGAAGTTATTACTATGGATGTTAAGGAAGGAGATGTATTAACATTTCCTAGCTTTGTTATTCACCGTGCTCCTGTGAACGAAAACACAACAACTAAGACTATTGTTAGCTTTAACAGTGATGTTGAATTAAACTTTGGAAAATAATATATGAAATTTGATAATATTGTAATTGTAGGTGGAGGTAGTGCAGGTTGGATGACCGCAGCTACTCTTATAAAGGTATTTCCAAATAAAAATATTACTGTAGTAGAATCTGCTGATGTTAGTGCTGTTGGCGTAGGCGAAAGTACAACACAACTTATGCGTCGCTGGCAACATTTTTTAGAAATACCAGATATTGACTTTTTAACAAAATGTAATGCAACTAATAAGTTAAGTATTAGATTTGAAAACTTTCACAAAAAAGACGGTGTAGGATTTCATTATCCATTTGGAAGACTAGATGAAAGATACTTTAATGTTGCAGATTGGTTTGCACATCAGTCTTTGACAGGAGTTCCATTTGAGGATCTAGTATCTGATATGTCACCTATAAGCGAATGTTTAGCCACTAACAAAGTTCCAACAACACCATTTGATGATAATTTTGTTGGCACTACTTGGAGTTTAGAAAACGATGCTGCCTGGCACTTTGACACACATAAATTTTATGCATACTTGCGAGACGATTACTGTTTACCTAAAGGAGTAAAGCGTGTAGTTGCACATGTAACTGATACAACAACTGATGCTGATGGATTTATTACTAGTGTACATACTAAGCAAGGTAACATAACTGGCGATTTGTTTTTTGATTGCACAGGATTCAAGCGGGTATTAATCGAAGGTGTAATGAACGAACCTTGGGTAGAGTTTAATAATAAAACTTATACTGATAGCGCCTGGGCAGCAGCAAGGCCATATAAAGATAAAGAAAAAGAACTACGATTGTATACTAATAGTGTAGCACTTGATTATGGATGGGTATGGGAGATACCTACATGGGAGCGTATTGGCACAGGGTATAATTATGCAAGTAAATACATTAGTGACGAACAAGCACTGGCAGAATTTAAAGAATATCTAGGACCAGTTGCTGACGAAATGGAGTTCCGTCATATTAAAATGCGTAACGGTATGAGCAAACGTTTATGGGTTAAAAACTGTGTAAGCATTGGCCTTAGTGGAGCATTTATTGAACCTTTAGAATCTAACGGATTAATGAGCGTACACGAATTTTTATTAAACTTTGTTAATATTGCAGAAGGTAAAGACACATTAAATAATTTTGACGCACATACATTTAACCATGTTAATAAAGAACAGTTTTTAAACTTTGCTGATTTTGTTACAATACATTATGCAATGACAGCCAGAGACGACACACAGTACTGGCGTGATATACAAAATCAAGAGTTTAACGATAGTTCATTATTACAAGAAATATACAATTTAAGAGGAGCTAACTATCGTTCAATTCCTGATAGATTTCAAAATCTAGGAGCAAATACATATATGTTAGCTGGACATAAAATAAATCCGTACTCGTCCTTTAAACATAGTAATATGAATTTTTGGAGAGATACGTTTCCTAATCAAATATATAATTTAGATACTATTATTAAACCTAATAACATTAGTAAGAAAAAAATAACAGATACATTCCCTACAAGCGTAGAGTATTATGGACAGTTTCATAAATGAATATAACTCCGTTATTTCCTAGTTTTTTAGCAACAGAAGATACATCGGAAATTATCGATGTTAACAGTATACAACAATATTGCAATGTTACAGGTGACGGAAATACTGATGCATATAGTAAAGAACTATTACCATTAACTAACTGGATAACTGAACAAGCTAATAACCTTAGAGATCTTCAGGGTATTAATAGCGAAATTCCGTTTACATTAGATGACTGTTGGATTAATTGTATAGGGCCAAATGATGAACATAATTCCCCGCCAAACTTTCCGCATAGTCATTCAACCTCTTGGATAAGTTTTGTATACTACGTTAACTATGCAACTGATGCAGGAAGTTTAGTACTTATGTCACCGCATCAAAATACAGAGTTATCAATGCCACGTAAAATAGTTTCTGATGATAATATATTTAATGCAGTTCGCTGGAGTGTAATTCCAACAAATGGACTAGTAGTAGCATTTCCTGGATGGTTAACACATTATGTTGAACCTAATCATAGTGATGAAACTAGGATTTCGATTGCATATAATTTTAGTTTACAATAAATACATGTACGCAAGGAGTCGATAAATGTCAAAAATGATATATGAAATAAGAGCTTACTCACCAAGTAAGAATGAAGTACAACGAGAGTTTGATCAAGATGCTCTACAAGGACGTCCTACACAGACTGCTGCCCTTGCACAACGTAAGGCAGATGCATTTGCTTATAGACTTAATTTACAAAAGAAGTTAAAGGTTAATGATTGGGAAGGTCAAACTATTTTGATCTCAACTATGATCTAATAAATCTATAACTTTGAATACTGTTTTAAGTTTTTCTAAATTAACTTTATGTCGAAGGGTATTGTTTAATCCGTGATGTAATGGCTTTGGCCACTTACCGAATTCTACCCAGGCATATCCGTTATGTTCTACATTTAATGCAGGCATAAATTCTTCTTGTATTACACATAGATACGTGTGAAAATGAAACCTAGTATCATTACTAATAAATGTTTCTAACGGCATTGTTTTTATAATATCAACTTCGCCAATCTCTTCAAAGATTTCACGCTTTAACCCTTCCCATGGAGTTTCTGCACCTTCATTAGTGCCACCAACTAGTCCCCAAAGATTATTATGCCGACCTTGTGCTCTATGTAAAAATAAAAAACGTTTAGTATTAAGGGCGTATACAATAGCGCCACTACAAATGATATTATCTAGCTTCATACTAATAATTATCTTAGTACGCTAATCTCCAGCTGCCTCTTGGATATTCGCCGTCGTATGCTAGTACCCATTCGTTGTTTTCGTATTTGTATTGCTTGCCAGTAGTAAGATTTGAAGTATATATAACTGTACTGTCTTGCGCACTTGAGTCAAACACAATAGTCCAAGCAGTACCATTCCATTCGATAATGTCATTAGCACTAGCTACAAAGTCAGTGCCGTCTGTATTTTTCCATGCATCAGGACCGTCATACACATAGTTATCAGGTGTTTCGTATCCAGCATCTTGTCCAACATTTTCACTGTCATTAATATCAGATAATATTAGTATCCGCGGATTGCCTGATTTTAATGAAGTTGGATTAGTTTTATACGGATTAATAATATAATCAATTTTATTCTTATCGCCATTTGGTCCAGAAATAACTGTGTCTGCAGGTAAACTATCAGCGTCCCATGTAATTGCTAATTCGTAAGGGTCAATTGAATTAACTACTACAGTTCCTATAATGTCATTTGTTAAATCTGATCTAGATAATCTTAACTCAGTAACACCTGTACTAAATTCAAACGGCATAGATTTTAAATACCCTGTCCATGTTTCAGATCCAACTACGCCTTTATGGACTAGTTTAGCAGTTGTGCCCATTACTAATAAGCCGTAGTTATCGTGCGAATTAATTAAAGCACTGTCAACATCAGTAACACTTGTACCTTCATTTATAATTTGTTCTTCGATTCCAGTAGGATTATCAAAATTATCAACAGCTACTACCTTAGTCTTAACTTGAGACTGCGGAGTATCTTCAAAACCGTTACCTGCTCTTGATAAATCTAAATCAATTGTGCCTTGACTTTCGTTGAATATACTTTGTATAACAGATGTAATTACCCCTAGACGTTTAACTTTAACAGGAGGACTAATGTATATTGGTGTACTAAATGTTAGTGTTGCAATATCAATATCGCTCTCTGTTCCTACAGGAATACTTCTGCTACTAAATGTAAGACCTGTCATATTTACTACACTTAAACTAGTCCAATCGATATAGTTGTCTGTTGTTTGAATTTCTAAACTTGGGTTAAACAACATTAATACTTGTTCTAGAATTTGTAATTTTTGATCTGTATTAGAACTCCATACATCTACATTTACTGTTAATGTATAAGGAGTAGGCATTAAGCGTTCTACAGTATAGTTTTTACCTTCTTTATTTAAATATTCTTTTCCAGCACTATCATATGCTTGTTCTCGTATGTTAACTTTATTAACATAGCTACTGTCACTTAGCCGATCGCGATCCATTTCAAGTCCAGTAATGTATACTGCCATGCGAGGTGCGCTTGGTATTTTATTCTCACTATTCTCTCTAATAATGTTTGCAACTTGACGAGTTAAATCTCCGTACAATACTGGCACTTGTGTTAATGCACCCTTACCGTCTTTGTAACTAAAGTTACTCATTAGGCGTACAATTTGTGTTATGTATCGCCTTATCTGTCCATCATAAAAATGTTGCATTATTCAGTTTCGCCTTTGTAATTATTAATGGTATCAGCAATGTCTTGGTCAATTGGAAGACCTATCATCTCATCTCTGCCACCAGGGAATTTATCAAATTCAGCAGCTATTTGATTGTCAGTTAATCCATTTTGCATTGCTATTAGCATGTACTGCATTAGTATATTTTTAGTTATTGGATCTCCGGCGTTAACTGGCGCAATTTTTCCGTTATCTGGTATATTATCAGAAATATAACTGTCTAACTCTTGCGCTAACCAAGCAGACTCCATATCTGCTGGAATTTTATCTTCTAAAGGCACAGTAACGATAAGTTGATCAAGGCCGGTTGTCTGCTGGGTTACTGGTCCTATTTGATATGAAGATCCGTACTTGGTTCCAAAATATCCTCCAGTTTTGTTTGGTCTAATTCCAAACTTTTCACTGCCTATATATAAAACAACACCCATATGCCATCCATATCCTGGACGTGGATCATGTCCAACATAACTACCTTTTATTTTAAATTTTTCTATATCGAGCCATGATAGTGTAAGAAATTTACTACCATATAGTACATATCCAAGTTTACTCATAACATAGTTAACTTCGTCTATTAAGGCATAATTTGAAAAATCATATTTAAAATCATCAAGAATATCAGTACTCATACTGCTGTTGTATTTTTCTTTGTATTGTTTCATTATTTCAAATAAATGTGGTCTAGTTTCAATTCTTTCAAGTGCTTTTCGTAATCTACCTTCATCAGTGCCTAGGCCGTCTATTGCTTCGTATATTTCGTCAGCAATATCAGGAGCTGACCCAGATTGTTCTCCAGTTAGACCGCCTTCACCTTCCTCGCCTGACTCAGAATCGCGAGCTGGGGCAAATTTACTAGGTGTTGGTTTTACATAACCCGGAACTGTTCCTACAACCTTTTCTTTATTGTTGGGATCGCGTAAAGTTCCGTCAGCATAAATTAATGGTAATACTTCGCCTGTTTCGTCGTGTATTCCGTCTTTGTCTTTGTCAATAGTCTTTGCCTGTTTGGTTTGGTACTCCATAGCCTTCCATTTATTTGCGTCTATGACCTCCATGGTAAAATCCAACTCTGGATTTTTATCTATTTCTTTTTCTGCATCTGCTATATCTACTTCTTCAGCATCAGGCAACTTGATGGCATCGTTATTTGTTTCCGGTTCAATTTCACCTTTGGTGTCTGTGGTATCGTCTGATTTTTTAGGTAGCTCACCGTCAGGATCAAGTTCATCTCTTCTTAAGATTTCAAAATCATAACCGTCAACTTTCTTACCATCAGTTCCCACTACATAGAATGTTTTAAATTGTTTACCAGGAAATTTTCTCATGGCCATTTTTTTAATAGCAGCAGCAAATCTTGGAGCATCCATATGCGTTTTTAAAATATCTGTAATTTGATATTTTTCGCCATCAATATATACTACAATAACTGTATACTTATCTGTATCTTCTTGGACTTTTTTTTCTATTAATTTAATGTCTAAATATTTCATTTAATTTCCTAGTTATAACAACGAAGGGTCAAAGGGGTCTGACGGTATTACTTCTTCTTCTTCTGGTTTCTTCTCTAGACGTTCCTTCTCTAGACGTTCCTTCTCTAGACGATCAGCTTCTGCTTTCTCTGCTGCTGCTAGATCTGCTATACGTTGGCGTTCTTTTTCCGCTTCTTCGTCTGCTATACGTTGTCGTTCCGTTTCAGCTTCTTCGGCTGCTATCTTAGCTGCTTCTAACTTTTCCGCTTCTGCTTTCTCTGCTGCTGCTATCTTAGCTGCTTCAGCTGCCGCAACTTTAGCTGCTGCTGCCTCGTCTTCTAACTTTTTAAGTCGTTCTGCTTCTGCTGCTGCTTCTGCTGCTAGATCTGCAAGCCGTTGTCTTTCTGCTGCTATCTTAGCTGCTGCTTCTGCTTCTTCCGCTGCTTTCTTGGCTGCTGCCTGTTCTGCTGCTATCTTAGCATCTTCTTTTGCTTGTTTTTGAATTGCTGCTTGAGCGTCTGCTGTTTTCTTTGTTTCTATTGCATCTATGTCAGCTTGTATAGCTGCATCAATCATGTCTTGATATTCTGATGGAAACAGAGCTTTTAACTCTGAGTTGCTGTCAAGTAATGCTTTAGCACCTACCCAATCTTCTGCATTTAACAAACCTTCTAATTGATCAGCTGCCTTTTGCATAGGAGTAGTACCTGTAATATCGACACCTTGGGCTACACCATTACCGTCACCTGTTCCATTACTGTCACCGTCTTTGCCTGGACCGTCGCCGTCTTTGCCTGATGCAATTCCGTCTCCTGTATCACCAGCAGCAATACCCGGTCCTTCTATTCCGGTACCTGGACCCTTCCCGTCAAGTTTACCATCGCCGCTACCGTTTCCTGAAGAACACCAATTATCTTTATGGAAGTTAGCTAAACACTTTTCTACTTGATTATTATCTGCGGCATTTTTAGAATACGTTAGAAAATCAACAGCGCCTTGTTTTGCCGCAATAACATCTTGATGCGTGGTGCTTTTGCGTTTATCAAATGACATACATAGTGCATAACAAATTTTATCAACATTAGACATCGTACGCCACTCATTTGGTGTTTTACGTTTAACTCTTTCGGATATTTTTATATCGCTATATTTCATTATTCGTCAGCCTTTGGTCTAAGTGCTTGTGATAGACTTTGTCTTTCAGTTGTTGTTTCGCCGCCAATAGTATTAGTTGCAGTGTTATTTACAAACGTACCTTTTTGTGTTTTGCGTGTTGTAGTATTTGACATTGTCATACGTACATTATCTTCTTGCTTAACCCAACGAGCACCGTCGTATCTAAATAATCTGTTTGGAGCAAAGTCTGTACGTAGGAAGAAATCTCCAGTTTCGGGAGCTGCTGCAAATGCAATACCGTGACCAAATGCTTCGCCATTAGTTGGTATGCCACTACCTAATAAGTAACCATTATATCCTTTTCTAGAAGGCGACTGCATTGTATCAGGAATATTGTCAGCATCGGTATCAACTAATTCAGTATTACCATTATCGTCTAACTGTAAGCTAAAATAATGATTAGTGTCATAACCGCTTTTTGGAGCATCTACTTCAGATTGTGCAACAACTGCATTATTAATTTGCATCTCTTTATCGTAAGTAGATAGCAAATCACGCAATGTGTTGC